TTGGTATGCGTTTGCTAATGAAGAGAACTTTCTTCCAAAAGATTCTTATCCAAAACAAAATAAGTCGCAAGTCCTTGATTCTCATCATTTGGGGAAATCCCCACATAAAAGCAACAAAACGCAAGTTACTGATATTCAACACATCCCGATTTCGTCAAATCGATTTCCCGATATCGGGAAACCTATACCAGATAAGAATAAAGAAGATATATATAGAAAAGAAAAAATATATAAAAAAGAAAAGAAAGTAGAATCTTCTGAAGAAGTCGCTGCTAACGCAGCTCTCGCACCTGGCGGTGCTCAATATAAAGTTTTTTCTTCTTCAAAAAAGAAAAAAGAAAAATTAAAACCAATCAAAGTTGTAATCGCAGAAAATGTTGAGATGACACAAAAAGATCTCGACAAATTGATTTCTACTTTTGGGAAAGATATGACATATGAAGAAGCTGAAAATCTTTCTCGCTGGAAATATGAAAATGCAGTTACAAGAAATAATGATTACAAAACTCTTTTAAATTGGCTAAAAAAAACAAAGGAAAAAAAAGAAAGACAAGTAGAAATAAAAAAGAAAAAAGAGGAAGATCAAAAGATAGTTTTTGAAAAACATAAAGAGTATGAAAATTGGATGCTTCAAGCCAATTCGCCGTATTATCACAATCAAGGATATCTTAAGATAGAAAATGGATGTTTTGTTAATGCAAAAACAGGAACAAGATATAAATTCACAGTAGAGAGTTTAATAAATTTCTTGAGAAAAATTTATGGATTATCAGATGATATGATTGAAAAAATTTTAAAAATGAAAATAAATGAAAAATAATATTCAAGATTTTCTTAAGACTATAGCGAGTTCAATATATTTCTTGAGAAAAATTTATAGATTATCAAATAATATGATTGAAAAAATTTTAAAAATGAAAATAAATGAAAAATAATATTCAAGATTTTCTTCAGACTATTCATCCAGCAAATGCCATCATGCTCTATCTTGTACAGCATTTTAAATTAATGGAATTTAGTAAAAATAATAATACCTTTGAAGAAAATTTAGAGAATTTAGAAAAAATAACATATTTTTTTATATGTGATTTGCTTGATGATGCAAGAGTTATTGCTAAAAATTTAAAAAAAGAAAAAGGTTTTTATCTTAAATTAGCTGAACATTTTTTGAGGGAAGCTATACAAAATGAAAAAGAAAGAGAAGAAAAAATAAAGAGGGAAAAATGAATAACATTTTAAAATTTTTGTTATGCGCAGCATTTTTTTTTGCTTTACCATCTTTCAATTAGGGATGTAATAAAGAAAGAGCGAGCAAAGAAAAAACACATTTGGAAAAAATAGAAAAGGAATGTAAGAATCTTAAAAAAGAAACAAAAAAGAAACAAAAAGAAATAAAAAAGAAGAAAAAAGAAATAAAAAAACATAAAAAACACAAAGAAAAAAATAAGAAAAAAACAAAGAATAAGAAAAAACGATGAAAATAGGATTATTTTACATAATTATTTTTTTTATTTTCTCATCTTTTGTTACAATATTTGAAAAAGAACAAGAGAAAGAACATAAAAAATATATAGAAAAAATAGAAAAAGAATATAAAGAACATAAAAAAGAAGCAAAAAAACGAAAAGAACAATTAAAAATATATAAAAAACAGCAAGAAAAAAGTAAGAAAAAAACAAATAAGAAGAAAAAATAAAAATGAAGAAAATAATATTTTATGTAATGTCTTTTGTTTATTTGACCGGTTTTAGTATTTCTAGGAATGATGAATCAAATGAAGAAGAAGATCCGGAAGTAAAAAGACAAAGAATAGAAAGAGAAGAATATAGAAAATTCATAGATGAAAGAGCAAGAAGAAGACAAGAAACAGCAATAGAATAAATGATAAAAATATTGTTATGCGCAGTAATTCTTTTTAATATACGTAGTTGTGAATATCCTATTGATGATAGTGATGATGATCGTATAGAAAAAGAAAGAATGGAAAGAATGATAATGGAATGCAGAAAAGACAAAGAAAGACGTATTAAACAGAAAGAAGAAGAAAAAGAAGAAGAAATAGAAAAACAAAAAAGATATGAAAGATATAAACAAGGATATGACTTTGATTATGAATAGTTACACAAGAAAATAAATAAGAAGAAAAAACGATGAAAATAGGATTATTTTATATAATTATTTTTTTTATTCTATCATCTTTTTCTACAACATTTGAAAAAGAAAAAAAGAAATATGAAAAAGAAAAACAGAAACATAAAGAATATGACGAAAAAGTAAGACTAGAATACAAAGAATATATAAAAAAAGAGAAAAAACGAAAAGAACAACTAAAAACATGTAAAAAACAGCAAGAAAAAAGTAAGAAAAAAAAATCCTATGGGTAATAATCCCAAATTTTTTACTGTTAAAAATTTTGCAAAGAAAAATAAAGAAGTTGGCATTTGGCCAGGAAGTGAACCAACTATTTGGGCACTCCGTGCTAATTCTAATATTAATGGTTTTTCCAAAGCTTTTTTATCAATAGGGCGAAGAGTCCTTATAAATGAAGAAAAATTTTGGGAAGCTGTACAAAATCGTTCAAAAGATAGCAAATGAAAAACGAAAGTAAGATAACAGTATTTTTTTTATCCATATCTGGAATAGTAATTGTAGTGATAAATCTTTTTGTTTTTTCGAAAATGATGTTTGGAAATATTCATATGCACCCTCCAACTGATCATGAGATAAGAAAAATGAGAGAAGAAATAAAGAAAGATATGAAAAAATATGGAAATGAAAAGGCTAAGAAAATGGCAGAGAATGATGAAGTTCCCTTTCTTAGAAAACCAAGAGAAAGAAAAAAGAGATATGCACATCCTAAAAAATTTCGACCATATATTAATTGAAAAAAATGAACGGAAACTTTCCTGATTTTACAGAATTTTCGATTATAAAAATAAGAATGATGTTTCAAAAAAGAAACACATTTAATCTTATCATCAAGGTTTTAAGAGAAAAAGATTATCTTCTTTCTTTAGAAGAAGTTCCTTTTATTGGAAAAGTTATATATTCTTTAGTTTTTTTATTTGGAAAAACATTTATTTCTTTTATACCATCAGATATTTCTAGGATTTTTCCATTTAAAGAAGAAAAGGTAAGAGAAAATTTAAATATTTTAAAAATGTTAAATCTTTTAGAAAGTATTTTTCAAAATGATATCGAGTATGTTAGAGTAAAAAAACTAGAAAAAGAAAATGAAGATAATTTTCTAAAATTTTTGATAGAAATAAGCAATGAATTTTTACCAAAATATCTTAAACTTAAAGATAATAAATCATGAATTGGATAAATATAAAAGATGAACTCCCAAAAATAGAAGATAAATATTTAATTTTATGTCTTCATAAAAATAGGACTCAAGTTTTCTTAGCAAAATTTAATACAGAGAAAAATAAATTTTTTCCTACTAATCCAAAGATTAATAAAAGATATATTACTCATTGGGCATCAATAAAAGAAATATCTAAACTTTCTTCATTTATAAAAAATCATTTTATTTCTTGTTAACAAATAATTTTATTATTAGTATAAAAAAATGAGAGACTATTTAAGTCTCTCTGATTTGAAGTTGAAAGCTTTTAAAAATACACTATATTTCTTGAAAAAATATAGAATGTTTCTTTTTTAAAACATTTCTATGTTTTTTTGCAACTTTTATAGGTAAAAAATGAAAAATATTGAAGTGTTATCTTTTAATAAAAAAACGACTGGCCCAGACAATTTAATAGGAATAGCTTCTGTTAAAATTAACAATATCAAATTATTATGTAAAATTTGGAAAGGAAAAAACCAGAATTTTTTTGCTTATTTTCCAACTGAAAAAATTAAAGATCAAAGAACTCCTGTTTTCCAATTAGAAGATGAAATTGCAAACAGAGAACTTTTAAAAAAAATAATGGAATTAGTAAAAGCAAAAGGATTACTTAATGATATTTTATATTCATGATAATCCTATTGCTTGTCAAAGAGCAAGAAAAGGAAAATATGGTTTTTATAATCCTCAAAAAAAACAAAAAGAAGAAGTAATTGCTGAAGTTTTCAATCAAATTACTAAAGGATTTTGTTATTTTGATAAAGTATCCGTTAAATTTAGATTTTTTATGAAAATGCCAAAAAGTTGGTCTAAAAAAAAGAAAAGCGAAATGATAGGCCTTCCGCATATAAAAAAACCAGATCTTTCTAATCTTATTAAATTTTATGAAGATGCTTTGAATAAAATAATGTGGAAAGATGATTCAAATATTTGGGAAATATCATCTAAAAAAATTTATTCATTAAATCCACATACAGAAATTGAATTAAATCATATTGAAATATTATGAAATCATATTTAAATAAAAAAGAAGAGAAAAAATTATTTTCAGATATAACGGATAAATCTTCAGAAATCATAAAAATGTTATCTAAAAAAACTGTTTATTTTTCTGAACTTGCATCAGAATCTTTGTATCTTTCAGGATATAATTTAGTATCTACATATTCATATCTTTTAGGAATTTTAATGGAATCATCATTAAATTCTAATTCATCTAAAGAAGAAATAAAATCAAGTGTGAAAGATTTAAGTACTTCTCTTAATGAAGTTTTTCGTCAGATTACTGATATAATAGATTGTATGAATGAAATTTCAACAGATGGAGTTTCAGAAGATCTTTATAGATATTTTTCATTTTTAAAAGAAGAAGATCCTAAGAAAGGCGATTTATATGATGAAATGTATTCTAAAATAATGAAATCATTTAAAGCATAAAAAATAAAATTAAAATTAAATAATTTATATTTTTTGTTTGCTTTAATTGTTAAAATATTTTATTGGTAAAAATAAAGGAAGAAAAAATGACTGATATAGAAAATTTTACTGAAGAACAAATAAAAAAACTAAAAAAAAATCTTATAAATTGGTCTAAAAAATTTACTTCTTATACCATAGCAGAATTTTTGAGCGAAAACGATCTAGATGCAATAACTTTTGAAAAATTAATAGATAAAAGAGAAGATTTTAAAAAAACTTATTTTTTAGCTCATAATAATTTAGCAAAAAATTGGTTTATTGTTGCTGAAAATAAAGACATTCCAAGAGGAATGTTAAAACTTTTAAATAGATATATTTCTTTTTATGATCGAATGCTTAACAAACATGAAAAACAAACACAGATAGATATTAACAAAGAATCTCCAACCTTAGTTTTTCAAAATTATGATAAAGCATCTTTAGAAGATCCATATAAAAGATTTTATGAAGCAAATGAGCAAAAAAGAAAATCAGAAAATTGATTTTCATCCTAGAAATTATCAACTTCCAATATTAAAAGCTTTAGACAGTAAATTTAAAAGAGTTCTTGCAATTCTTCCTAGAAGAAGCGGTAAAGATATAACAGCTCTTAATTATGTAATAAAAAAAATGGTTCAAGAACCAGGAGTTTATTTTTATATCTTTCCAACTTATTCCCAAGCAAAAAAAGTAATCTGGGATGCATTAGATAATGAAGGAAGAAGGATTTTAGATTATTTTCCAGAAGATTTGATAAAAAAGAAAAATTATCATGAGATGAAGATCAGATTTACAAATGGATCTTTATTTCAACTTATTGGTTCTGATAATTATGATACTTTAATGGGAACAAATCCAATCGGATGTGTTTTTTCAGAATATGCTTTGCAAGATCCTAATGCATGGCAATATTTAAAACCAATTTTAACAGCTAATGGCGGCTGGGCTCTTTTTATATCAACTCCAAGAGGAAAAAATCATCTTTGGGATTTATATCAAATAGCAATTAAATCAAAAGAATGGTTTTCTTATAAACTTACAATTGAAGATACAAAACATATTCCTTTAGAAGAAATTGAAAGAGAACTTAAAGACAAAGAAATGTCTTATGATCTTGTTCAACAAGAATATTATACTTCATTTGAAATGGGAATTGAAGGATCTTATTATTCAAAATATTTAAATGAATTAAGACTTCAAAATAGAATAGGCGATGTTCCTTGGGAAAGTTCTTTTAAAGTTCATACAAGTTGGGATTTAGGAGTTAGAGATTCTACAGCTATTTTATTTTTTCAATATATAGGCAAAACAATAAGAATCATAGATTGTTTTGAAGATAGCAAAGAAGGCATTGAATACTATGTTAAAGTTCTATCAAGAAAGCCTTATATTTATGGGACCCACATTGCTCCACATGATATTAAAGTAAAAGAATGGGGAACTGGCATTACACGCTTTGAAAAAGCTAGACAACTTGGAATTAAATTTAAAGTTTCCGATAATTTTAGTATTATGGATGGAATAGAAGCATGTAGGTCCCTATTTTCAAAGCTTTGGATTGATGAAAAAAAATGTGATAAATTTATAAATGCTTTAGAAAATTATAGGCAAGAATATGATAGTAGAAGAAAAATATATAAGCCTTATCCTCTTCATAACTGGGCTTCTAATTTTTCTGATTCTTTTAGATATTTGGCAATATCAATAAATAAATTGGAAGGTGGAATGACACCTGAAGAAATAGAAAAAAATTATTTAGAAGCATATCATGGCAATCAATCAAATTTTCCTTCTTTTTTTCAAACATAGGAGAAATATTATGAAAAAACTTATATATTCATTTATTATATTTATTTTTCTTTCTTGCTCTTGTTTAGAAGCTAATCCTTTCTGTGATTTTTGGAATTTTTTACGACAAAAAAAAAAGCAGGCTAGAATAGAGATGAAACAACGAAAAAAAGATAGAATTGAACGTATAGAACGGCGGAAAAAAAAAGGAAAAATGACAATGTCAAGAAGACACCCTTGCAAATCAAAAAAGAAAAAGACAAATTAGTTTCAACTAATGATAAAACAATCTTTGTAACTTCTATATCAATTATATATGTAATCTTATCATTTTATATATATACATTAATAAAACAAAAACGTAATAAAAATAAATTAAAAGGTAAAAAATGACTTTATTTCCAGCTATGGATATGAATTATTATTCATATTATACAGACGATGATAAAAATGTTAAAGAAATGATGAATACTGCTTATACTCAATCTATAACTATAAATCAAAGTTTTTGGTCAGAAGCAGATATTGATTCAAGATTTAGAGCTGGAGACCAAACTTTATGGAATGATATTTATGGAAATTTACCTGCTTTTAGAAGAAGAGTTTTTAATTTCAATCGTATTCGAAGAATATGTAATATGATATCTGGATATCAAAGAAGAAACAGAAAGACTACCACAGTAATTCCTATTGAAAATTCAGATCAAAAAACAGCAGATCAATTTTCTAAAGTAATAATGTGGGCGATGCAAAAAGATGATATATTGGAAACTATTTCAGATGCTTTTGATGGATGTTTAACTACAGGAATGAATCTTTTATCTATTTGGATGGATTATCGTTCAGATCCAGTAAATGGAGATATAAAAGTAGATAATGTTTCATATAATGGATATTTAATTGATCCATTTTTTAAAAAGAAAGATCTTTCAGATTGTAATTTTATTTGGACTAGAAAATGGCTTACTAAAGAACAGATTAAAGCTTTAATTCCTGATAGAAAAAATGATATAGAAAAAATGCAAGCAAAAGGACAAAGAGATGGAAAATTTCAATTTATGCCTGAAGCTTATAATTATGGAATGCAGAATTTATTAACATATGATGAATATTGGTATAGAGATTTTAGAAAACAGAAATTATTAGTTGATGTAACTACCGGCGAAACAATGGAATGGAAAGGAGAAGAAGAAAATCTTCAATTATTTTTAAGAAAATATCCTCAGATTCAAGTTATAAATCAAAATATTCAAACAGTAAAATTAGCATTAGTTGTACAAGGACATGTAATGTATCATGGTCTTAATCCAATGGGAATAGATAGATTTCCTTTTGTTCCTATGTTAGCATATTATGAACCGCAAATTCCATATTTTCCATGGAGAATTCAAGGAATAGTTAGAGGTCTTAGAGATGCTCAATATTTATATAATAGAAGAAAGATTATTGAACTTGATATTTTAGAATCTCAAATAAATTCAGGGTTTAAATATAAAGAAAATGCACTTGTAAATCCAAAAGATGTTTTTTTACAAGGTCAAGGTAGAGGGCTTGCAGTTAAAGAAGAAGCAAATCTTGCAGATGTAGAAAAAATAGATCCTCCTCAAGTCCCTCCTAGTATGATAGAGCTTTCTAAAATTTTAGGTGATGAAATACAACAAATTTCTGGTGTTAATGAAGAACTTTTAGGATCAGCAGAGGATGATAAAGCCGGAATTCTTTCTATGTTAAGACAAGGGGCTGGTCTTACAACACTTCAGCAACTTTTTGACCAATTAGATTTTTCACAAAAAACATTAGGACGAATCTTTATTGATTTAATACAAGCGAACTTTTCTACAGGTAAAGTACAAAAAATTCTAGGAGAAAAACCAACGCTTCAATTTTATTCAAAAGCATTTGGTAAATATGATTCGGCTATTGAAGAAGGATCTTATACAACAACTCAAAAACAACTTCATTTAAAACAACTTCTAGTTCTTCGTGAACTTGGAATACAAATACCGTCTGATGTTCTAATAGATGCTCTTACACTCCAAGATAAAGATAAATTAATTAAATCTATTCAAGATTCTGAAAAAGCAACGCAACAAATGCAACAAATGCAAACTCAAGCAGCCTTAGATCTTCAAAATGCTCAAATAAATGAACTTCATTCAAGATCTAAAGCAAATGAAGGTTTAGGAATAGAAAGAGCTGCAAGAGTTGAAGAAAATAGAGCACTTGCTATTGAAAGACTTGCTGAATCTGAAAAAGACAAACAACTTGGAACTTTACATTTAGTTCAAGCTATAAAAGAATTAGAAAGTATGGATATTTCTCAATTAGAAAGATTGATATCTTTAGCCGAATCTATAAAAGATCGTATAACACCAGATGAAATTTCAGAAAAAATACAAGTTAAAACACCGTCTAGAGAAGAAATGGCGGTTTCAACATAAATAAGGAGAAAAAAAATGATTGTAAAAGAAGAATATAGAAAAAGAGCAGGTAGTTATGAAGGAATGATTTCAGAGGATCGTTCTGCACCTGCAAATCTTCCTCAAGAAGTAATTCATAAAATGTATGCCTCAACTATGGAAGATCCAAATTATGAATATCCTAGTACATTTGAAGAATTTGATGAAAGATCAAAAGAAAGTTCTCGTAAATTTAGAGAACAAATGTCAAAAGGTAAGAGGTATTAATAATGGCAATGCCGAGGCCAAGAGGAAAAGCTTTTTCTATTGCAAAAAAAAATATTCCTCATCTTAAAAACTCGAAAAAAAATAATAAAAAAGATACAACAAAGATAGAACAAAAAATAATAGAAACTAATGATCTATTATCTAAAGAAGCTAATAGCCTCTTTTGATAAGAGGCTTATTTTAATTAAGGAAGAATATATGAAAATGAAAAGTTTTATAGGTAAAATAACTAAGCATTTAAAAGGCGATATAAAAGGCTATAAACATGAAATAGAAGAAGACAAAGACCTTATTCAAACATCTAAAAAACAATTAAAAGCAAAAAGAGGAAAAAATGTTAAGAAGATGCCCTTTAAAAACAAAATTAAAAAGGCCTCAAAAAGTAAAAAAGGTTATGGAAGAATTCAAAGAAGGAAAGCTTAAATCAGGATCTAAAAAAGGTCCTGTAGTAAAATCTAAAAAACAGGCAATTGCAATTGCGTTATCAGAAGCTAGAAAACTTAAAAGATCAAGAAGAAAATAATTATTTAGAATCTTATAATAATCCAATGAAATATATTTTAGTTCTTACAATAATTACTATTATTTTTATTACAATTATTATATTTACCACTATTAAGTATAATATAACTTGTTAAATAAGGAGAAAAAATGGCATTCAAATATGTAAAAAGAAGTGGACCAAAAGCAAGAAAAAGACCGGGAAAATCATATGTAGCTGTTGGAAAAAAACCAAAACTTGGTACAGGAAAAAGATTTGGAGCTTTAGAAACAGCATTAAAAAAGAAAGGGGCAAAATCTCCAGGAGCATTAGCTGCATGGATAGGAAGAAGAAAATATGGACCTAAAAAATTTGCAGGTCTTTCAGCTGCTGCAAGAAGAGGAATAAGAAAATAAATATAAGATTCAAAATTATTAATCTCTTATATTTTCTATTTCTTTGAATTCTTTTATAGCTTTATAAATTGTAGGTCTTGATACTTTAAATTCTTTAGCTATTTTATATATTGGAACGTTTTCTTTTTTTATTGTTTCATAGATTATTCTTGCTTGGTAGAGAGATAATTTTCTGGGTTGACCAAATCTTTTCCCTCTTGATTTAGCCGCTATATATCCCATTTTTTGATTTTCTTTCATTGTTTTTCTATGAAATTCATGAATAGCAGCAAATACTTGCAACATCAATTGTCCTACATTAGTAGAAAAATCAATATTTTCTTCTATAGATTTAAGAAAAATATTATTTTCTTCAAAAAATTTAATTGTATTAATTAAATCAACATGAGATCTGGAAAGTCTATCGAGACTTGTAATATATAAAATATCATTCTTTCTAAGAAAGTTTAACATTTTGTCAAATTCTGGCCTTTCTTTTGTTGCGCCGCTATATTTTTCTTTAAAAATATTTTTTTCTTCAACTCCATGTTCTTTTAAAATTTTTAATTGTCTATCTAGATTTTGATCTTTAGAACTGACCCTTGCATATCCAACTTTCATGTAAAATTATCTATTTTATCTAAAAATGTAAAAGAATATTAGCAACAGAAGAATAAATTTACAAGATAAATGATTAATTAAAAAAAAATTTTCTATCTTGTAAATTTAGTATACTTAAATTAACAAATAAATTAAAAAAAAGATAATAATAAAAAATGTAAAGTTTGGTGATTTAAGTTGACAGCCAAAAAAAAATCTCTAAAAAAAAAGGAAACAGCTGGAGAAATAGCATTAAAACTTCAGTCTAAAAACGATAAAATAAATCCAATTGATTTACAAAGAGAATTTCATAAAGGAAAAACATCAAGCGACTCACACGAAGAACAAATTAAACAAGCAATTGAAAGAGGAAAGAAAGAATTTAAAAATGATTTTTTTATAATCCAGTTATTAAAAAAGGAAAGAATTTTACAGAATATTGTTAGAGTTTATACCTTTCCAAGGAAAAGTTGTCCGACTCCTGATTACGATCAATCAGTTTATAGATATTTAAGAAAAGAAGACATAGTAGAATTCATTTGGTGTATACCAGATAAACAAGCGTGTAATCTATTAATTTTAAATAAAGATATTATTACTCCCGAACAACATTGGCTTCTATCATTTGTAGAAGAATTCAATTCTGGAAAATTGCTCCTTTTGGCAAAAAAATTTAATAATGAAATAAATTAAAATAATTTTATTAAAAAACTTGTAATTAATTTTAATTAATTATATTTAAAAAGAAGAAGAAGAAGCTAACGTCGACATTGGTTTTTTCTTTTTAGTGTATTTTTCGTCTCACAAACGAATTATAGGCAGTCAATGCGTATCGCCTGCGCAAAATAAGGATATATATTATATGACAAATGAAAAAGAGAATGTAGCTGCTGTGCAGCAAGAGGAAATCATTCAGCCTCATGAAGATTTAAAATCTTCAGAGTCAGAAAAATCCGAAAAAACGTCCGAAGAAACTATATCTGATAAAGAATATAATTTTAGAAGACTAAGAGAAAAAAACAAACAACTTGAACAAGAACTAGAATTATTAAAAAGAGTTAGACAGGAAAATTATAATTCTCAACAAGAAAATTCTTCTATAGAAGATATAAATTTAGCTCCTGATGATATTCCTGAATGGAGACATGTTGATAAAAGAATTAAAGAGCTAGAGAAATATATAAAACAAAAAGAAGCTGCTAGCATTCCTGATAGGCTTCAAGCGAAATTCAAAGATTTTGATCAAGTTGTTTCAGAAGAAAATGTAGAAAAATTAAGACTACAAGAGCCTGAACTTTTTGCTTCTATTTCTTCTGGAAACGATCTTTATCAAAAAGGCATAGCAGCTTACAAATCCATAAAAGCTCATGGAATTTACAAAGAACAATATAAAGAAGAAAAAGATTTTGTACAACAGTCTTCTTCTCGTCCTATAAGTTCTCAGTCTATAAAAGGACAGGGTGCTCTTCATGAAGCTAATATATTTGCTAAAGGTCTTACAAAAGAAGTAAAAGATAAACTTTATAAGGAAATGATCGAAAGCATGAAAGGTGTCTAATTTTTTTTATTTTCTTCTCCTTTTTTAATTTAAACAAGGATAAGAAAACAAATGTCTATAACAACAACTACTATTCTTCCTGCGCCGGTTCAACAAAGTTTTTCTTATAAATTGCTTAGCGTTCCAGTTCCATATATGATTCATAATATACCTGCAATGCTAAAGCAAATGCCAAGAAATGGTGGAACAACTTTAAGAATGCGTAGGTATAATCCATTGGCTACAGCTACTGTACCATTAGGAAATAGTGGCGTAACACCTCCTCCACAGCAACTAACAGCTGTTAATATTGATGCTGAAATTGATTTTTATGGAACTTACATTATTTTAAATGAACAAGTAACATTACAAAACCAAGATCCAGTACTCAATGAATCAGCACAACGTTTAGGAGTATCATTACGTCAAACTGAAGATGAACTAACAAGAAATATGTTAGCTTCTACTGCTTCATTTATTAATTGTACAGGTGGTACAAATGGAGATAATCCAACCGAGATTTCTCGTACAGATGTAGATCAAGTAATCAGAACACTTGCTGATAATAATGCTTATACAATATCAGAACATATCGAAGGTGAAGATAAATTTGGTACAGCTCCTGTTCGTGATGCATTTTTCGCTCTTTCTTCAACTCAATTAATTGGAGATTTAGAGCAAGTAGAAGGATTTATAGCAAAAGCTCAATATCCTTCTCCAATGAATGCATTAAAACCAGAATGGGGATCTATTTCTAATTTAAGATTCTTACTTTCTAGTATTGGATCAACAACTCAAAGTGCATCTGCATTAGGAAATGATGTTTTCAATATTTTCTGTGTAGGTATGGAAGCATATGCAGTAGTTGAACAAGATGGATATAGCGCTCAATTTATTTATAGACCACCAATTTACGATGGTCCTTTAGCGCTTAATGCGTCTGTTGGCTATAAATTCGCGCAAACTCCACGTATCACCAATGATGCTTGGGTAATTAACCTAAGAACAACATTGAGTTAAGGAGGATATATGAATAATACAATTATACAACAAGGAAGTTTTTTTTCTAATGGCAAATCAAGAGATATAACTATTCGTTCAGATGTCGATTGGATGAAAACATATAATATAACTCAAGCTGCAACAACTAAAACTCCAGGCCGTGGATGTGAATTTTATTGGCAAAGAGGAATGGCTTCTGATTCTGGATTTATGTGGACAAAACAAGATGGATCAAATGCTATTGATATGGAAGTAATAACTTCTGGTGGATTTATTTTATTAAATACATCTGATCAAACTCCACTTGCTTTAAATACAACAGGAACAGCCGTTACTCAAGCAAACCCAGCTGTTGTCTCTTGTACATCTACAGCAGGTCTTGTAAATGGAGATATAGTTCGCATGATTAATGTAGTAAACATGCAACAAATATCTGGAGTTGAATTTGAAATTGCTGGAATTGTAGCAAATACTTCATTTCAATTAGTTTCATTAAATTCTTCTGGATTTGCAGCTGCTGGCACTACATGTTCATTTAGGAAAATACCTAATGATCCTCAATATTTACCAGCTAGAAGAATAATAAATTCAATTACTAAGGCAAATCCTTGTGTAATTGATACTGTTATTGCTCATAGATATAGTGATGGAGATATAGTACGTGTAAATATTCCTGCAGCATTTGGTATGCAAGAATTAAATGGATTAACAGCAGAAATTATAGGCGTAACAGATTATGCATTAGCTATAAATATAGATTCTAGTGCATTTACAGCATTTAGCTGGCCTACTTCTGGAACTGTTCCAATTACACATGCTCATGTAGTTCCTGTAGGAACAAATAGTCCGACTGATTTGAGTGCCGCTACTGATAATACATCTTACATTGGTATGAAAATTGCAGGAGGAGCTGATTCTCCCGCAGGATCAAGTGGAGATACTATTTATTGGGTAGCAGGAAAATCGTTTTCAGCTTAAATAAAGGGGCCTTTTGGCCCCTAAAATATAGGAGAAAAAATGACAACCATAATAAATCCTTTTAAAACAAGAAATACAAAAAAATTAACCAATGAAGAACTCCAAAAAATGAGAAAAAAAGATCATAAAATTGTGAAAGGAGTTTTTAGATGTTTTGAGCCAAGAGGAGGAAGTTTTACTTTCTCATTTAAAAAATATAAAGGAGATGAAGTTTTAAAATATACAATGGTAGATGGAGAAACTTACGAAATCCCTTTAATGGTTGCTAAACATTTAAATCAAGATTGTTGGTATCCAATACATTCACATGCTTTAGATTCAAAAGGAAATCCTACTGTTAGAATAGGAAGAAAAGTTCAAAGATGTTCTTTTGAAAGTTTAGAATTTTTTGAAAAAGAAGATGAAGATTTAGAAAAAGTAGCTAATTAATGTCAACATTAGAAAATATTAGGAAAAAAGTAAGAAGACTTACTGGAAGACCTTCTATTAATCAAATCAGTGATTCTGAAATTGATTTTTATATAAATACTTTTTATCAATATGATTTTCCAGAAAATTTAAAACTTTTTAGTCTGCAAGGAATTTATGAATTTATGACGGAGGCAAATGTTGATATCTATGATTTGCCAGATCCGAATATTTATTCTAATATTATTCCACCAGTTTATATTGCAGGATACCAATCTTTTTGGTCTCAAGATAGAGAACAATTTTTTAGAATATATCCAAAACTTGCAGAAATCACAACTTCTATTTCAGGAGATGGAACAGCGGGTCCTTATAATTTTATTTTGCCAAATATTCCTATGTTACAAAACGAAGTTAGTATAGGAGCAATTGATTCAACTGGAAGCACTGTTCAAATTGTAGATTCTCCACAAAATAGAACAACAGGAAATTGGATAATAATTGGAACAGCGACTGTTATTACAGGAAATATAAATTATATAACAGGAGTTGGAACAATAACATTTAATAATACCATACCTCTTGGAAATGAAATAACAATAACTCATGTTCCTTATCAACCTAATAGGCCTCAAGCAATTTTATATTTTGATAATCAAATAACGCTTAGACCTGTTCCGGATAAGCCATATAAAGTAACTGTAAATGCATTTAAAACGCCCACTGCTTTAATAAACTCAGGTGACGCACCTGATTTGAATCTTTGGTGGCAATATTTAGCTTATGGAGCTTCTAAAAAGATATTTGAAGATTCACAAGATCCTGAAGGAGTAAGCAATATTTTACCTGGTTTTAAAGAACAAGAAAGAATAGTTCTTAGACGTAGTATAATTCAACAAACTACTCAAAGAACTGCAACTATTTATACAGAAATGACTCAGTTTCCATATGGTAATTATTATGGTAATAGATTTTAAATAGGAAAAAATATGTCAACATATATACCAAATATACCACAACCTTCTGATAATCCTTCTCAAAGTCAAGATCAAATTCTTCAGAATTTTCAATCTATAAATACAGTAAATTCAGTAAATCATGTAGCTTTTAATGATTCTGATCAAGGAAAGCATAAATTTCTTCAAATGCCACAACAATCATCAGCTCCTATTACTGCAGCAGATGAAGCAGCTATTTATACAAAAGATATAAGTGGACTTGCACAACTTTTTTTTAGAGAAGAATCTAATGGAATAGAAAGACAACTTACAAATCTTCCAATAACAACAGTAGGAACAAATAAAGGTATAACAACTCCTTGGGGAATTAAAATAAATTGGGGAACATATTCTACATTAGCTACATCTCTTGCCATAACTTTTGCTGTTGCTTTTGTTGGAACTCCAATAATTACACTTGGAAGAGAAGATAATGTTACACCAACAAATAAATATGTATCTTATCTTGCTGGTTCTGTAACAAATACAGGATTTACTGTTATAGGAAGTGCTGCTTCATTTAATGGAAGTTATATAGCAATTGGAACTTAAAAATTTTAACGGAAAAAAATAATGTCTGTTAAATCTTATTTAATAGCTCCATTTCAAACAGGTCTTGAAAAAGATAAACAACCTTGGCTTTTAACAGAAGATGCTTTTGAAATTTTAGAAGATGCATATATTTGGAGAGGAAGAGTAAAAAAAAGATATGGCACTTCTTTAATAGGAAGTGATTATCTTACTTCAAGACTTAGAATTAATCTTGGAAATACTGGAGTTTCTCCTTTTGCTGGAAATGTTCCGGCAGCTCCTTCTACTGGTTTTACTGGACAACAACTATTTTCTATTGGAAGCGTTATTTTAACTTGCAATAGCCCAGGAACTCCTGCGACATTACTTTCAACTGACGGCTCATATTCGGGTACATTTGATACAACAACAGGAGCTTATTCTATTACTCATCCTGCTATTGCAGCAACTCCAGTATATTATTATCCTGGAACTCCTGTAATGGGACTTAAAACAAGAGAACTTGTAAATATAAATCAAGAAAGTACTATTGCTTTTGATTTACAATTTTCTTATGAAAGAGTAGCTGGTGGATGGGATAGACTTGGAACTGCTATTTGGACAGGAAATGATACAGACTTTTTTTGGACATGTAATTATCGAGGACAAAATCCTTATGAAACATTTTTTTATGTAACTAATTTTAATGTAGCTGACAATATAAAATACATTCTTCAAGGATCAACAACTTGGAATAATTTAAGACCACAACTTGATATAGGAGCAACAAGATATTTAGAAACTTGTTTAATAATTCTTCCATTTAAAGATAGACTTGTTGCTTTAAATACAATAGAAGATGAATCAGGAAATGATAGAACATATCCTAATAGATGTAGATTTTCACAAAATGGAGATCCAAGAAATAATACAAATTCATGGTTAGATGATACTCCAGGAAGAGGTGGGTTTATTGATGCTCCTACAAAAGAAAGTATTGTTACAGCTCAAACATTAAAAGACAGGCTTATTGTTTATTTTGAAAGATCTACATGGGAACTTGTATATACAAATAATGAATCTCTTCCTTTCAGGTGGCAAAAAATTAATAGAGAATTAGGAGCAGAATCAACTTTTTCTCAAATTCCTTTTGATAGAGGGTTAGTTGGAATAGGAAATGTTGGTGTTCATACTTGCAATGGAGTAAATGTAGATAGAATAGATGAAAAAATACCATTTGAAGTTTTTAAAATTCATAACGGAAATGATGGAACTAAAAGAGTTTATGGAATAAGAGATTTTTATAATGAAATTGTGCTTTGGACATTTCCCGATCAAGATCCAAATCCAATATATCCTAATAGAATTTTAATTTATAATTATAGAAATAATTCTTGGGCGTTTTTTAACGATTCGTTTACTTGTTTTGGATATTATCAAGAAATCTCAGATATAACATGGACAGATTTAGGAAGAATTTATGGAACATGGGAAAATTGGACAGATCCTTGGAATAGCGCTTATTCACAAAGTGGAACTCCTTGGATAATAGCTGGAAATCAACAAGGGATGACTCTTCTTTTAAATTCTGATAAAACAGCAAACGATCAATCTTTATATATTTATGACATAACAGCTGGAACTCCTACTTCTCTTCAAATAAATAATCATAATTTAAAAGTTGGAGACTATGTATTAATTGAAGATGCAATAGGAATTACTTCATTAAACAATAATATTTATAGGATAGAAAATGTTATCGACAATAATAATGTCACTTTGTCTGATTCCTCTAGCAGCGGTACTTATTTGGGTGGAGGTAAAGTTTTAAGAATTTCTAATTTAAATCTATGGACAAAAAAATTCAATCCAGGAACTCCTGTAGGACAACAATTTAATATTCCATATATAGATTTTTTACTTACAAGAACTACAGAAGGACAAATATCTATAGATACTTATATCGATCAATTTGACGGACAATCAATTAGAGAACAAGACATTTCAAATTCATCTTTTGGATCTAAAATTTTAACAACAAGTCCTGAATCTCTTTTTCCAATGCAACAATTATCAGAAAAGATTTGGCACAGATTTTTTTCATCTTCATTAGCTCAATTTCTTCAACTTCGATTTTATATGTCAGATGATCAAATGAAAAATTACAATATAGCGACATCAAATTTTATATTAGACGCTATTATTTTATATGCTAAACCACAAGGAAGATTAATAGGATGAGTTATAATCCAACTTCAAATTTTGGAAATTTTTTACCAACAAGTTATATATTTCCAATTGATTCAGAACAACTCAGAATTTCTCTAACTCAAATTTATACAAATTTAACTTATGCTATTAATTCAAAAGATACAGGTTATTATGTACTAGATGAATTTGCATGTGGACAAGTTTATTTTCCATCATCAACCTCTCTTAGTGGAAAAACATCTACTTTTAGAGAAGTTTTTAGAAAGATAATAGATTTTGGCACTCTTCCTAACAATACAACAAAAAGTGTAGCTCATGGAATTGCTACAAATCAAAATTTTGTTTTTACCAGGATTTATGCTACAGCTACCTATTCAGGAGTATCAACTATCAATTCAGCAATACCAATTCCATATATAAATGTTGCATCTCCTTCGGATAGCGTTCAAATAAATGTTGATGCAACAAATATTAATATTACTACAACAACGGCAAATTATGTGAATTATACAAGATGTTATGTCGTATTAGAATACGTAAAAGAGGTTTAAGATGGCTTTTTTAGATTTTTTATTTGGTAAAGGAGAAAAAACCAAAGAATTTCAAAGATTTACTCCTGAGCAAGAATCTTACATGGGAGATGTTTTAAGAAGAATGAGAGGAGTAATGCCGGCAGGTTTTGAATATCTCCAATCTATTTTATCTCAAGAACCAGAAATGATGGCTCGTTTTGAAAGACCAGCAATGAGAGCATTTGAAGAAGAAATACTTCCATCTATTGCAGAAAGATTTACTGGAATGTTTGGTCCTGGAGCACAAAGATCATCGGCTTTTGGACAATCTTTAGGACAAGCAGGACAAAGACTTGCTGAAGCTTTATCAGCACAAAGAGCAGGACTTGGCATGCAAGCGCTTGGAGGACTTCAAGCATTAGGAGCTCCTGGATTAACTCAAATGAGAGAACAAATGTATATGCCTAGAAGACCTGGATTTTTAGAATCAATGGCGCCTAGTCTTGGATATACACTTCCTATGGGATTATATAGTTTATTTGGAGGAAGATAATATGGTTCAAATATATGAAAGACCTCCTGGTTTTGCAGAACAATTAGGAGCAGGATTAGGAGCTGGACTTCAAGCTTTAGCTCAACAAAAAATGCAACAAATGCAATCAAGACAAGGACTTCAAGCTTTAGGATTTCCAAGAGAAAAAGCAGCTTCTATAGCCACAATGCCTCCTGATGTACAACGTGAAATTGTAAAACAGCAACTTCAAGCTCCTCAACAACAAGCATTCGCAAGTGCTCTTTCTCAAATACTTAGAAATGAATCAGAACCTGAACAATTTCCAATGGCTGGATTAACTCAAGATCAAGCTTTTAAACTTGCACAACTTCAACAAGCAAAAATTAAAGAACAAAAAGGCGAAGAAAAATTTCTAATAAAACAAAATCAAAAAGCATTTACAGAAGCTAATGATGAAGCAAAAAAAGCGGAAATAAATACTGCTAGATTTGGAAGATTAGAAAAATTAATTAAAAGCGGAAAAATACCATCTGGTGCAAAAGCTCTTCTTTTTATAGGAGAAGCTGGACAATTAAGAAAACCTTTTGCTTGGGCAGCGCCAAAAGAACTTGTAGAATTTCAAAAAATTATTACAGAAATGACAAGAGGAGCTAGAGATTCTTATGGAGCTAGAATAACAAATTTTGAATTAGAAACATTTTTAAATCAATTACCTTCTCTTTTAACAACTCCTGAAGGTCAATTAGCTGTTGTCAGAGATCTAAAAATTATTAATGATTTAAATAAAATTTATTCAAAAGGAATTAAAGAATCATTTAAAGAAGGCGGTGGAATAGGAAAAATATCTTATGATGAAGCAACTCAAAATTTTGAAGAAAAATATCGTCCTGAAATAGATAGATTAATAAGTGAATATATAGAACCAACAAGTATTACTCCAGCTGAAACGCCAGAAACAGCATCTCTTACAAAAGCTCCTCCAAATTCAATTAAAGTACAATCTCCAGATGGAAAAATTGGATATATTCCTAAACAAAATATTAATAAAGCATTAAAAGCAGGATTTAAAAAATTATGATCCCTTCACAAGAAGATCTTGGTTTTATTCCTGAAGAAGAAATAAGCCAAAAAGAAATTCCTTCTGAAAAGGCAATAAAAATAGCTAAAGGACTCAGATTTTATGGATGGGAACCTAGACCTGAAACAATAGAAAAAATCAGAAAACCAACTGGAGCAGCATTAAAAGAATTTGCTGGAGGATTTATAGGAACTCCTGGAGATATATTTAATTTTCTACAAAGAATGGCAAAAATTGAAAAACCATTAACTGTACTTCCTACTTCAGAACAAGTTGGTAGAGTATTTGAAAAATTAGCTGGTGAAGAATTTCGTCCTGAAACAATGGCACAACAATATTTAGCAAGAGGAGCAGGAGCTCTTGGAGGAATTTTAAGTTTAGGAGGACCATTAAAAGCTACAACATTAGCAGGAACGCTTGGAAGAACGGCTATTGGAGCATTAGTTCCTTCAGCAGTTATGACAGCAACAGAACAAGTTGGACTTCCTCCATGGATGCAAGCAGCTTCAGGAATTGGAGCATCAATATTAGCTCATAGAATATCTGGAAAATCACTTCGAAATATTGAAAAAGATTTATATAGAAAAGCAGACACTTTAGCAGAAGGACGAACAATTCCAACTAAAAATTTAGAAAGAAATTTAACAAAATTAGATAAAATATTGGAAAAAGGAATAAAAACAGGTCCTAAATCAGCACTTAAAGAAATTTCAAATGATATTAGAGATAAAATTAAAAATGGAAATATAAAAGTTGATGAATTGATGGAAATAAAAAGAAATATCAATGAAAGAATGGGAGAATTTGAAAAAATAAAAGGATCTAAAGGTCTTTGGAAAATACTTGGAAAAGATGTAGATAGTTCAATCAAAGAATTTGAAACAGTTAGTCCTGAATTCGGGCAAGTTTATAGACAAGCTAATTCTCTTCATAAAGGAATTAATGAATCTAGATATATTGAAAACTTTATTAAAAAACATCCTATTTTAGCAGCTCATGCTGGAATTATTGGATATGCCTTAAAAAGCGTAACTTCTGGTGTTTCCCTTCCTAAAGTAGCATTAGCAAAAATGGGAGAACTTGCTATTGCGTTAGCAAGAAATCCGGGACTTAGAAAAACTTATTTCGATATTTTAAAAAATGCTTCTAAAGGAGAAGTTAGAGCAACATTAAATTCATTAAAAAAATTTAATAAAATAGCAGAAAAAAAGGAACCAGAGTTATTGGAAAAACCAACAGAAAAATCAATACAAGAACCAGTATCATATGAAGATTTAGGGTTTATCGAAGAATAAAATTAATAATAATATTCTTTTCCAAAATGATTACACCAGAATCCAATAAAAACAAAAAGAAAAAAAGTTCCCCACATAAATTTACCGTTTATTAATTAATTTTATAATTAAATTATAAATCAAAACAAATTAAAATAAAAGTAGAAAGATTATTTTAATAATGTTATTAAAAAATTAAATAAATAATTGGGTAGTAGGTTTCCCCAAAAGAAGCCTCCCCCACAAAAGGAGGAAAAAATGTCAAATAGTCAAAGAGCAGCAACTAGTGCAGTTGCAGGCGTTCAGCCACTCTCATATTTAAATCAAAATCAACCAGCTACAGTACTTAGAGAGATTTCAAATAGATCTCCAAAAAATACTGATAGAAGATATAAAATTGGAACTTTATGGATAAATAAACTTACTCAAGAAGTTTGGTGTTTAACATCTGTAGTAAATAATGTAGCAAATTGGACAGATGTTGTAGGAAATGAACTTACAGCTCCTTCAGAAATTGGAAATTCAACTTCTAGAGAAACAGCTTTTTCAACTGATGAAAATATGTTTCAAGTATATGGAACTGATACTTCAACAGGATCTACATATAGAAAAGCGATAAGAGGAGATCTTCAAGTAAGTTCAGGTGATGGAAATTCATCTCCTCAAGCAATAAGAGGAAATATAGTTTCTCTTTCTGGATCTCATACAGAAGAACTTCATTCTGGATTTTTCTATGCTCAACAAGATGATGGTTCAAAAATAGATTCAAATTTAATTGGTATTCTTGGAATGGCTGTTATTAATGAAACAAATGCAGCAGATGAACCTCAAGTTTGGGCAACAGGAGTTCAAGCAACTCTTTCTGCATCAGATGCAGCAGCAGCTTTAACTACAGCTTATCAAGGATGTTGTCTTGGAATATTAACATATAATACTCCATTTAATACTGTTGGAAATGCTTTTGTCGCAACTAGATGGGGATCAGGAGCTGGAGGACAAGCAGGAGCGGCTTATAAAATAGTACAAACATCTACTCTTTTACATGATTGGACATATGGACTTGATTTATATGGAGGAAATGCTACATGGGGGTATGGAACAGCAGATATTAGATTCCATGGACAATCTACTTTAAATACTATGGGAGGAAATGTAACTCTTACTGGAAATGCAGGAGATAGTATTTTATTTAAATTAGGAGATGATGCAGGTGTTACTAAATTTGAAGTTCAAAATGCTAGCGGCGCATCAAAATGGAAAGTAGATTCATTTGGAGTGGTAACTCAAACAGGAAATTTAGCTTTAGATTCAGTTGGAAATGGAATATTTATTAAAGAAGGTACTAATGCAACAATGGGAGTTGCAACGTTGGTTGCTGGAACAGTAACTGTTAATAATACTGGAGTAACTGCAAATTCTAGAATATTTTTAACACATCAAAATAATGCTGGAACACCAGGATTTGTTTCTATAACAGCTAAAGTTGTTGGAACATCTTTTACAATAACATCTTCAAATGCAGCTGATACTTCAGATATCGCTTGGATAAAATTTGAAGCAATTCCATAAGGAGTAATTTCATGACAGATTTTCAAAGAAATTCAGCTAGTGCAGTTCCTGGAATTCAACCATTAGCTTATTTAAATCCTAATCAACCTTCAAATACTCTTAGCGTAAGAGCTCATAGAGCACCAACTCAATCTGATAGAAAATATAAAATTCCTACTATATGGATTCATATTGATACCAATGAAGTTTGGTGCTTAACATCTGTAGTTTCTAATGTTGCTAATTGGGAACCTATAGGACAAAATACTGCAGGGAGTTCGCCACTTTCAAAATATGTAGTTGCAGCTGATGGTACTGCAGATTATCTAACAATACAAAATGCTTTAGATGCCGCAAATGCATCAGGAATAAATTCTACTATTTATGTTCGCCCAGGTATCTATACAGAAAATTTAATATTATATGGAACTACTCAAATAATTGGAGCTACAGGTCTTTCAGATGGAGGAACAGGAGTTGAAATTACAGGGACACATACACCTCCTATAAATGGTAGTTTTACTTTTAGAAATATTAAACTTAATAGTGCTACAAATATTTTTAATTCTTCTGCTGCAGGAACTTCTCATTTAATTATAGCTGATTGTGCAATTTCAGTTACAAATGGATATTTATTAAATGTTCCAAATTGGACTGGAATATTAGAATTATGGGATGTAAATTGTGGTTTTGGAACAAATGATGGAGTTATAAATAATATTAATGGAGCTACTGTTTTATGTTTTTCTGGTTCATTTGGAAAAGGTACTGCAAATAATATGATAATTTCTGGTTCTATATTTACTGATAGTGCTGAATTTTTTATTCCTATTAATATGAATGCAGGAACTCAGGCTGATATATTTAGTAGTACATTTAATGGAACTATAATAACTTCTGGAAATGCTAATGTAAGGTTATCAAACTGTGCATTTTCAACATCAGTTTCTCAAGCAATCACTCATAATTCTTCAGGAACTTTAAATATTTCTACAACTACTATTTCTTCTTCAGCCAATCCAGCTATTTCAGGAACTGGAGCTGGTTCAATTACTCTAAATGGAGTAGATTTTGAGAATAATTCAAATATTGCTCCTACTTTATCAATAATTTATCCATCAGAAAGCAGACCTGGAAAAATAATAGTAGGAGATTCGACAGCATCTAAACCTAATACTTATACAGATGATCAAGCATTAATTCAGGCTTTTGGAATTGATCCTTCTACTGGATCAACATCTAGAAAAGCTTTTTTAGCAAATATAGATGCACAAGGTGGTGATGGAAATTCAACACCAAAAGGTATAGATAGCACTCTTACATCAAGTTCTGGATCTTATATATTACAAGGATATGCAAATTTTAATTATGCAAATCAAAAAGACGGTTCTCAAGTTGTAAGTATATTATCTGGTTGTTTGGGACAAGTATATATAGAAGAAACAGACGCTGCTGACCAACCTCAAAGTTATTTATGCGGAGTAAAATCTATATTATCAGCTGCAGATAGCGCTGCTTCTCCTACTTTAAATAATCAAGCATCTTCAATTGGAGTAGTAAATTATGATGCTCCTTTTAATACTACAGGATGTGGTTTTATTGCTACAAGAGATGGTGCTAATACAGGAACAACAGCTAAAGCTGCTTTTAAAGTTGTTCAAGGTAATAAAGCAGTAAGTGATTGGCAATATGGACTTGATCTTTATAATGAATCTGGAACTCAAAATTATGGAGTTGCGGATATTCGTTTTTGGGATCAAGCAACACTTGCAACAGCAGCTTCTACAACTACATTTTCTTGTGCAACAAATAAAAGTTTTTCTATAATTTTAGGGGATTCAGCTGGAGCAAATACTTTTAATATTATAGACAGTAACATAATACCAGTTACAACTATAGATTCAAATGGAAATATAAGTGCTGTTTCTGTAGATGTTTCACAAAGTAATGAAGGTGCTCAATTACAAGCAAGCGGTGATTTAGGTGGTGTTGTAGGAAGAGTGAGTTTTACAAACGTTTATTCAGGAGTAGCTGCAGGAATAGGAACTGTTTTAATGAATTCTAATAATTCAGCAAATTCAAGTGGTTGGATAAAAATATATGTAGAAGGAAATGCTAGATATATTCCTTTTTGGACAACAAATACTCCATAAAAATCCTTTAAATTAAAATATTTTATTTGTAACGTTCATTTAAGGAGAAACATATAAATGGAGGTAAAATGTCTACTCAAGATAAAGATATTAAAACAATTCAAACTTTAAAAATTGAAGTAAAAGAAAAAGAAAATGTTTTTCATTTTTGCATACCAATTGGATGTTCTTTAGGTTCAGCATATGATGCTTGTATAAAATGCGCAAAAACAATAGCTCATATTATTCAAGAACAACTTAAAAAAGTTGAAAATGAAAAGAAAAAAAGTGAAGCACCTGAAATAAAAAAAGAAACATTAGAAAAGGGTGAAATAGTTAAAAATTTAGGAGATTAAAAATGAGTTTTAAAAAAAGAGTTGCATTTGAACCATTAAGAGAAATCGCTTTTGGTTCACTTACATCAAGTTTTCAAGCTATAGGAGCAGCAACATCTCATCCAATTAGATGGTATAGATTAGTAAATAATACTGATGCTACTATTGAACTTTCTTTAACAGGAAATCAAACAGAAGAAAAAATGTCTCCTGTATCTTTTTTACTTATAGATCTTACAGCAAATGAAGTAAAAGCAAATGGTTTTTTTGTTCCAAAAGGAGTTTATTTTTATGCAAAATATGTAGGAGCAGCTCCAACTACTGGCTCACTTTGGATTTCAACTATGTATGCAGAATAAGGAGTAAAAAATGAGTCAAGGAGGAAAATTAGAAAGAGAAGGAGCGGCTGCTACATCAAAATATGTAGTAGATCATGATGGAAGTGGTGATTATACAACTATACAAGCAGCTATAAATGCTGCTAATGCTGATGGCGGTGGTCTTGTTTATGTAAGAGATGGAGTTTATACAGAAAATCTTATTTGTTATAATAATGTATTTGTAAGAGGAGAAAATATTTTAGTTTCTGTTGTTGGACTTCATTCTCCTCCACTTTCTGGAACAATAAAATTTGCAAATTTATCTTTACAATCTTCCACTCATATTTTTGATGATATAACAAATGCAGGAACTTCAGATGTTATAATAGAAGATTGTTATTTTAACTTAACATCTGGATTTGTATTAAATCTTCCAAATTGGATGGGAGATTTTTCTTTATATAGTTGCTATGATAATTCTATAGATAATGGAATTATTAACAATATAGGTGGATCTGGAATAATAATTAAAGATTGTATTGTAGGAAAAGGAACAATAAATACAGCTATTATTACTGGAATAACAGATATTTCAGATTCTAAGATAGATTGTAAATTAAATTTTCAATCATCTGCTGATGTAACAATAGATAATTGTTTATTGAAGAAAAATGTCACAACAACTGCTTCAGTTATATTTGATTGTTATAATTCAACTTTAGAAACTGGATCAGATATTGCATTAACAACAAATTCTATTTTTAGAAATAATTTATCTAATGTAACTATTGATACAAGTGCAACATATGCTATTTCGGGAAATGGGTCTATTGCAGCAGCTTCTATGAATTTTATAAAATCAGATGGTATTGATCCAAATGTTAATGTAAATAGAACGCCTCCTCATACAATAGTAGGAGAAATTAATGCTCAAAATATAGAAAGAATGGAATTTAGTGGAAGATACTCTTGGTCTGGTTCTGGTAATTATTATAGTATTTTAGGTCCAAATTTTACAGTTATAAGAGGTGGAATTGCTTATGTTAAAGGAATTAGAAGGGATTGGGCAAGTAATCAAACAATTTCACTTTCAACAAATGGTGTTACTTATTATGTTTATATGGACACTACTGGAAATATACAACAAACAACGACAAGATCTTTAACTTTATTTGAAGAAAATACTGTTCTTTTTGAAGTTTTAAGAGATTCTCTTGGTAATTTTATAGTAGTAAAAGAAGATCATCCATATGAATTTCCAACAAGAACATCTGAATGGGCACATAATACTATAGGATCTGTTATAGAAAATATAAATGGAGGAGCAAATATTGTTCTTAATGGAACAAAGGCTATTCAAATAAATGGAACAGATTATTTAGCAGATCATGGTCTTAGAACAACAATTCCAGATAGTGCAGGATCTCCTGTTTCATTTTATTTTATGTATACAAATGGAGTAGGAAAATGGACTTTAAATACTACAACAACTCTTTTTCCATCTTCATATAATAATGCAGGAACTATTACAGCATTATCAGCAAATAAATTTGGTGTTTTTAGACTTTATGTATCAAAAGATGATTTAAATTCTTCTATACCTAAATATTTTGCTGTTTTTGATACGCAACAATATAATAATTTATTTTTAGCAAATTCCGCTATTGATCTTGATACAGTTGCTAAAGCTTCAGCAGAACTTGAACAATTAGAACTTGCTCAATTAGGATTTGTTGTAAAAGAACAATCTACTGATACAATAGTTGCTGTAAGAATAGCTAAAGAAACAGTAGTTTCAGGAATTACTTCTGCAGCTCCTGCAAGCGCTTCAACAGTTACAACATCAACTACAAATTTTGATAGTTGGCTTTCTGCTGCTGATACTAATGTTCAAGTAGCATTAGAAACTCTTGATGATTTAGGTAAGGGTTTTAATTTAGATTCGGGAGGAGATGTAGGAATTAAGTTTTATAGAAGTACCACTTTTAAATGGTATATGGGAATAGATAGTCCCACTGATGATTTTAAAATCTCTCAAAGTAGTACTTTTGGAACAAAAGATTTTTTTATTATGTCTTTATCGGGTGTTGTTCAAACTCCAAATCAAATTGCATTTTTAGCAGAAAAAGGAACAATTCAATTTAATCAAACAGGAACAGGAACTGTTGCTAAAGTTACTTTTGATTCAGAAAGATATGATCAAGGAACAGGTTATAATGCTGGTACTTCTGTTTTTACTGCTTTTAAAACTTCTAGATATTTATTTACTTATTCTTTTGCTTTTTCAGATATAATAAATGGAAATAGTTTATTCACAAGACTTGTCACATCAAATAGAAATTATACAACTTGTTATTTAAATCCAAATCCTGTTTTAACATCTTCTCGATTCGGTATGCCACATGCTACTTTTGCTGACATGGATATAGGAGATACAGCATATGTTGTTGGTTCTGTTTCTGGAGAAGCTTCAGATATAGTAGATTATTCTCAAGAAGCATATTTTGGTGGAATATTAATATCATAGGAGAATGTTATGCCTTTTTTACAATCAAGTCCTTTAAATTATCCGACAAATTCATTTTCATCTATCAAAAGATTTAAATTAGATAGAGCTCCTACTTCTGGAGATTATAAAAATTTTGATCTTGGAGATGAATGGCTAGATCTTTCTTCTGATGATTGGTGGAAACTTTGTGAAAAAGGAATTTCTTCTGGAACTTGGAGAAAAATGGCCGGAACTTCTGCTGCAGCTGAAAATTTTGTAGTAGATTCAGGAACATCACCTGTAGAACCAGATTCTTTAAATGAAATTACAATAACAGGTGGAATATTAACAGAAACAGTCGGTTCTTTAAATACAATTACAATAAATTCATCTGCTTTTGGTTTTTTTATTCCTGATACAGGAACATCTCCTGTTATTCCTGATAGTTCAGGTCAAGTAACAATGATTGGTGGAAATGGAATTCAAACAACTGGAGGAACAAATGCTTTAACTTTTAATATGTTTCCTCCATATATTGGAGATTTTGAATTTAGATCTGAAACATCTGGAGATACTGAAACTTTATTAATATCAAACACTTCTAATACAGTAGATTCTCAAGCTTTTTTACAACTTCAAGTAGCAGGTTCTGCCGCTGGTGATCCATGGATGAATTTTAATATTTCAGGAGAAAAACAATATTCTTTTGGAATAAGAAATACTACAAATCAATTAAAAATTACAGATGGTGGAACAGTTAATACAGGAACAAATTGGTTTATATTAGATCCAGCAGCTATTGGAGGAGATGGAAGTTTAGACCTTCCTGTTGCTAGGTTAAATATATCAAAAACTATAGGAGCAGGTGATCTTGTCTTAAATGTTGAAAATCAAGCTAACTCTCCTAATTCAAATGCTTATGTAATTGTAGAAACAGGAGGAAATACAGGAGATCCATTTATTAGATATAATTTAGCAGATTCATGGGCTACTGGCGTTGATAATTCAGATGGAAATTCATTTAAAATAACTTATGCCGCATCTAATGCTTCTCCTTCTACGGGAATTGAAGCTTTAGCTATGGATACAACAGGTGCTGTTACTTTTGCTAATGCTTTTACTTTTCCAATTACTGATGGCACTGCAGGTCAAACTTTAGTTACAGATGGAGCAGGAACTGTCACATGGCAAACTGAAAGATCTATAGGAGAAGTAGCTCAATATCTTTATGCAGCAAATGCAAATGTAATAACTGTACCCACAACACCAGGTATGCCATGGGATGATACGATACCACAACAATCAGAAGGAATAGAAATTATTACATTAACAATTACACCAAAATCCGCTACTAATAGACTAGTATTTAAAGCATCTGGATGGGGAATGCCAGAAACTATTTCTCAACATACTATAGCATTATTTCAAGATACAACAAATAATGCATTAAGTGCTAATGCTATAGGAAGCGATAATTTTCCAGAGCCTGCACAAATAGCATTTAATTACTCTATGTTAGCTGGAACAACTTCATCTACTACTTTTAAAATAAGAATTGGACGAGCTAATGGCGCTCAACTTTATATAAATGCACAAAGAAGTGGAACTCCAGGTAATCCTACAAGAGTTTTTGGCGGAACTTCTGTTTTTACTTTTGAAATATGGGAAATTACTCAATAAAAAAACAACAAAAGGAAAAATATGCAAACTATATGTCAAAGTGGTCATTTGATAAATTCTCAAGATGAGAATGTTTTAAATACTTATTTATTAGATACTCCAGAAGAATGGGCAGAAAAAGCATTAACAGGGATGATAAATGAAGCTGTAAAAACTATATTTAAAGATTATATGCCAATTTATAGAGCAACAAATCCTGAATCTATTCAAGCTTTTTATTATCAATTAATACCTATTCTTATAAATCTTCCAGATTTTCAGCCATATCAACGAAAAAGTTATGAGTTAGATGTTCCTAATCGTACAAATAGCGCTACAATACAAATTTGGCCTACTGGATTTTCAATAGAAGATTGGGAAAAAAATGCTTTAGATTCTTATTATGAAAATATAGAACAAGTCTTAAATGAATTAATGGAAAATAAAATAGCAAAAAGAAGAAAAGCATTTGTTGAAAGATTTACTTTTAAACTTATTGAAGATGAAAATATATTAGAAATACCTTCCAATGAAGATGCTTTTATAGATTTAGTTGTTACTCAACCATGGTATAAAACAAGACAAGAAGAAGAAGATGAACTTTAATACTTATATTTTTAGCATGTTGAAAGAATTTTTCTTTTGTTATATAATGATTTAACATAGTATAAGACAATAATTTTTAATAATAGGAGAATTCCATGAAAAAATTATTATTTTTATTTATATGTACATCATTTTTATTTGCTAGTCCTTCGATAAATGTTCTTGCTAAAGAATCTGAAAAAAGACAAAAAAATCATACAAAAGTAAATCATATTGTTCATTTAGATTTTAGCGCAGGATATCCAATTCCTTACCCCACTCTTGGATTTGGATATAGATTGATAAATAATATTCATGGTTTAGATGTTTCTTTTAAAAGTTATCCTAGATATCTATATCAAATATCAATAGATTATTTGAATTACTTTTCAAAAACATATAAAAAAGAAATATATGCTGGAATAGGATGTAGCTTTTCTTATATTCATACATACAAGAAAAATTTATTTTCCGTTAAAGGAGATATGGTTTGTAGAAAAGAACATTTAATTTCTCCCAAATTTTTCTTTGGTGGAATGATAGGAATAAATAAATATATTCAAATTGATCTTCTAATTCCTCATTTTATTTTTCCATATTATGCTAATCAAAAATGGAGAGTTTTAGAAGTAGCAGCAATCACGTCAACTTATGGATTTATGTTCTAATATTAATATTTGAATAACTTTGAATTAGAAACTCGTAAGTTATAATACCAAACACCTGAAGTTTTTTTATATTTATCTATATTAATTCCGTCTTCTCTCATTTTTTCCATATCATAAGAAACTCTAGGAGGCATATATGTTGCTTTCATATCATACGCAATAAAACTTCCTCCATCTCCAAATTCTATGATTTCTTTTTTAATCTCATTTTTCTTTTTTTTGTTATCTTTTTCTTTTTCGTCATATTCTTTATATTTCTCAATAAGATCTTTAAGTTCTTCATCTTCTATGCAAATATAATCTTTTGAAAGAGGATCTGGAGCTTTTCCTATTTGTACTAAATGCCAAAATTCATTTCCTTTTTCTTTTATCTGTTCAATTCTTTTTTCATCTTTTTTAATTTCATGAAGATAACAACATTTATTAATATTATCCCAAATAGCAAGAAAAGCTTTTTTAGAATTAGTTATCATAATCTGAGTTTGAATTTGATCATACCAAGCATCATTATCAAAAATTCCATCTTTTGCTTTTTCAATTGTTTTTTCACTTGTCGGACATTTTATTTCTATCAATAAACGCGTTTTAAGGCACCAACAATCCAATGACGCACGAAAAGGTGAGTTTTCATACTCTTCAACACAAATAGGCTCTAATTCGGCGTTTAAATGGCCTTTTAACCATTCCCTTGCTTTTGGTTCATTTATTTTGCCATATAACATAGCATCATTCTCTGCTTCTTCAAATGCAAATCCCATTTTTTCATTCCAAAGCATTAAAGGAGTTTTATAAGTATTAGTCTGCATAATAACAGGAACATCACTTGCTCCTATTCCATTATTTCTCCAAACATTCCACTTTTTTGTATTTTGCTCAAAATCTACTATTCTCATTTTTCATTTCCTTTATTTTTAGAATTAAGCGCTTTCATAAAATTTTCAAAATCAACTTCTTTCATATCAGAAATTTTAGAGACTTTATATTTCTCTAAAACAACTTTCAAATGAGAAGGATTTTTCTCTAAATATTGAGATAATATATTTATCTGTTCTTTTTTGATTTTTCCATCTCTAAAAGATTGATTTTTATTTTCTCTTTCCATAGCTTTTTCGCCATCATCGTCTTCTGTAGCAACACCAACTATTGCTGCATAAGAATATCTCTTGATATAAGTCAAATAACTTCCTAATGTCTGAATATCTGCTTTTAATGGATTAATTATCATTTTGCTTTCTATCCATTGACCAGATTTATGACCAAGTCTAGTGCATAAATACATTTTTCCTTCTCCATTAGGAATAATCCTTTGCAAAACACATAAATCATATTTAGCTAAACTCGGACGTGATGCCTGAATTATAGAAGATAAATCTGCATAATTGCTTTTATAATAAGGATTATTTTTAGCTTTAGGAGCAGCTTCCATTTCCATTTGAGCTTTTGCTAAAGCAGTATATAATTGATCTAATTGATCAGATTCAAATTTATATGAATTACAACATTTAGAATCTGATTTTATAATTTCATTTTTTATAATTTCATTTGTTTCCATATTTTTCCTCATAGTTAATATATTGATTAAATTAATTCTACATTATTAATAACAGTTTTTCTTCCACACTTATCTTCAATCCATACGCCAACATATCCCCATCTGCTAAAAACAGCTGGCTTTCCTGGCTTTTTTGTACTTTCTAAAACTGTTCCTTTTATTGTATGTTTTCCTTTTCTTCCTTTTACAAAATCTCCAATTTGTAAGCTAAAATTTTCTTTTTTAAATGCTGACATTTTTATTCTCCTTATTTTAAATCTTAAGTATTTAATAATAATACTTTTGGTAAACAAGTGATGCATTAAGAATATAATAATATTTAAATTTGATAGTTTTGATGCTATCACTTTTATTCTCCTTTGTAGTTAAATATCGGAATATTTAACCAATTTTATGGAGATTATAGCACAATGTAAATTTAAGTCAACTAAATTTATCAAGAATCTGGTCACAAATTCCGTGATAAACTTAAATAAAAATGAAAAAATCATTTTATCACTGAAATAACGAAAATAATTTCTCTATGAGATTTGACAAATTAAAAAATTTCCTCTATATGAAAAAGTCATAAGCAAAATAATTAATGGGAGGATTATTATGTTAAATTTGTCTGAAAGATTAGAAACTTTTATTAGAATCTCTGGTCTTAGAAAAGAAGTTGTAGCGCAGCATTTACATATTTCAACAAATTATTTAAATCAATTAATAACTGGAAGAAAATTTCCATCTGCTCGTCTTTTGAGAGATATAGAAAGTTATACAAGAAATGAAAAAAATTATCTTCACAATCATGCTTTTGAAGCTTTTTTAAAAGTTCAAAGAGAAATTTGTAAGCATTGTGGATCTATGAAACCATATCTTCCTGAAGAAAAATATGAAAAAAGGCCATAAAAAAATAATTATAACCTTTTTTCAATTTTTCATTTGGCAGATGAAAAGATAGTTTATATGTTAAATTTTTTTTAAAAAAACGTCAAAAAATATCTTCCTTAAATTTTTAATATAGAATATGGTAGAAAAAGTATAATTCTCAAAAATAAAAAAAGCCACAAAGTTTTGATCTTTGCGGCTTATGAATAAAACAATAAAGGAGGCTCTTTATGTATAAACTTTATGACCCTAAAATTATTACAAAGGGAGCATCTTTTTTATTACAAAGGGAGCATCTTTTATGGATAAAATAATAAAAGAAAATGAAGAATTATTACAAGAAAAAAAAGAATCTTTTTATAAAACTTCAAACGAAAGACATTTTTTCGATCCAGTTTTAGCATCTCAAATTGGAACTAATGAAGCAATTTTAGTTCAACATTTTATATTTTGGATTTCTCTTAACAAAAGAAAAAAAGAAAATTTCTATGAAGGCAGAACATGGACTTATCAGACAATCAAAGAAATTGCAAATCATTTTGATTATTTATCTCATAAGCAAATTGAAAGATTATTAAATAAACTTGTTAATGAATACAAAATTTTGATCAAAGGAAATTTCAATAAAACAGGATTTGATAGAACTTGTTGGTATGCGTTTGCTAATGAAGAGAACTTTCTTCCAAAAGATTCTTATCCAAAACAAAATAAGTCGCAAGTCCTTGATTCTCATCATTTGGGGAAATCCCCACATAAAAGCAACAAAACGCAAGTTACTGATATTCAACACAT